TGCGTTGGCTCTTGCTCGGTATGCGAGTGAGGAGAAGAGTCATTCGTTGGGAATTGGGAATCTTAATCTTTAAATGAAAGATAAACATTTATATAAGTGATTGAAATGGCGAAGCGAAGTCTTAAGGACCGAATATTGAGTTTTCTACGAATCCGCAAAGCGAGAAGAGGGGTTGTTCCAGCTCTTGTTCTTTCAACTGGTGCTAGAGTTCGTAAACCTCGTTATGATTTTGTTAGTTTATGGGAGAATTGGAAGCATAGTTGGATTCTCGAAGCGATTGACCGTGCCTTAACTCAGGAAATTATGAAGGGTGGATGGCAGAATGTTCCAAAATTCAAAGTGAAATGTGAAGATTGTGGAAGAGAATATCAAGAAACGGTTGAGCAATGCAGTTGCGGAAGCAAACGGCTTCGGAAACCAGATGAAAAACAGCTTCAAGTCGCAAATCGCCTCATCACAAAACCCAATTCACAAACCACATTCCGAGAGTTCCTACGGAGTCTTATTGATTATGAATTGGCGTTAGGAAACGAGTTTATTAGTATTGGGACTCGTTCATTAATTCTAAATGGAAAGAAACAGCGAACCGAAATTAAAGAAAATGCGGAGCTTTACGTTGAGGATGCACGTTTCATTTATCCAGTTGCGGATGTTTATGGAAGACTCGGTGATCCACGAAAGTATTTCTGTCCTCGTTGTTGGGATGAAAATGTTGAACGGTTAGCTCAACAGTTTGGTGCAGAAAACTTTCCCTATGAAATGCTTGACCAATGGATAGATATAACGACGCTTCCCAAAGAGCAAAGGAAAAATCCAAAATGCCCCAAGTGTGGAGGCAAGCTTGTTCAGACCGCTTATGTGATGGAGGTTAATGGGAAGGTTCATGCCCGCTGGGGCAAGGATGAGATGATTCATGCAAGTATGGATAGGGTTCTTCCAGAGCTTTATGGAACGAGTAAGCTTGTTGTTTTATGGAAGGTTATTGAGACAATTAAGAACATGGATGATTATAACTGGGAAGTCTATGGACAGGGGCATGTTGGAAAGATTATTCAGCTTCCAGGCTATGATGAGATTGAGATTGCGGAGATTGTTAAGAGGATTCAGCAAGAGCTTCAAGGAATCGGCAAAAGGGATATTCAGACTGGAAAGGCGAGATTGGAAAAGAAGATTCGTGTAGTGATGCTTGGCGGAAAACGGGGAGCTGAACCTGCAAGGGAAATTCCGTTTATGCCTGATTTGGAGGCGATGCAGAGTAAAGAGTTTTATTCGCTTTATTTATCGGCTGCTTGTATGGTTTATGGGGTTCAGCCAATTTTCGCTGGGACAGTTGAAAAAGGCAAAGCTGGGACTACTCCAATTCTTCAGATTAGAGTTCAAGATAGAACTACGAAGATGTATCAGCAGCATTGGGAAGACTTGTTTAATTATAAGATATATCCTAAATTTGGAATTACTGATTGGGTATTCAAATTTGGTAAGATAGAAGAACGAGATGAATTGCGAGAAGCCCAAGTGATGCATACGAAAGCAGCAACCGCATTGACGCTTGCGAGAGCTGGTTTCACAGTTCGATTTGATGAGAATGGCGAGTTGGAAGTTAGTGGAGAAGCAAAGATTCCAGAAGGAACAAGGGTAAGGGTTCAAGAGCCAAGACGAGAAGAGGAAGGAGCACCGACTGGAGTGGCGAGTGTCCGTCCTGAAGCGGAGACTCGTGAAAGCGAAAGGACTGGTGAGTTGGTGATGAGGAGTGAGCGTTCCGAAGACGCTGATTTATCCTAAAGTGATTCCTTATCCGAGGAGAAAGAGGACTTCTGATGGGAGATGCCACTGTGTCAGTCCGAAATGGGTTACGATTAAGGTTATGGGTATTCCATATTTGATATGTGCGAAGTGTGGTAAGGGATTACCGAAGCCGATTGCGGAGGGAACGATGACTCATAAGGAAATGCATAAAGCTCAGAAACCGAAAAAGAAATTCCGAAGTTGGCAGGAGGAGCTTCATTATATAATGGAAGAATTGTGGGAACGAAAATATGGAAGCAAATCAAATCCGAAAAGATAGCAATGCCCTTTACCTCGTCGCCCCTCACGGTCGTCTTATTTGGGAAGGCGAGAAGATTCTTATTTTAAAAAAGCGGAAATATGAGAATATGCTGAATAAGGAATTGTTTCTTGCGAGTGAAGATAAGATTTGGGGAAAGATAACTTTAACTTCCGTTTTTCCCTTAACTCGTGAACAAGTCGAAGCAACCCGCTTCGCACATAAAGTTTCCGAAGAGGAAATAAAAAAGTGGTGGGGCAACCCAACCATTCTTTATGCTTACACCTTCACATTTAAGAAATACGAGAAACCCCAACCGAAAAAACTCCCCATTGGCATCCAAACTTTTTTTGTATTAAAAAGGGAAAAGGAAATTGTGATTGAATTTCTCGGGACTGGAGCTGAATCAAAATGGAAAGAAGAAATAACTGTTGATGGGAAACCTCGAAAATACACAAGCACATTAATAAATGATTCCATTCTAATTAACGTTACTCCCGACCATGAAAAATGGTTTAAACAGCATGAAAACCAACTTAAGGGAATCTTGTTTTCTCATGCTCATAAAGATGCTTTAGCCAGTTGGTTTAAACAATACAGAACGAAAGTTCCTATTTATGTAACCGAAGAATTGACCAAAGCTGAGAATTTCCGTCTTTCATCGAAATACAAAATAGTTCCTGAAAGGAGAGCTTTCGAAATTGATGGGGTAAAATTTGTTTATCATCCAGTGAAACATGCTAAGAACACTCCGACTTATGCAATCGAAATTGACGACCAGATTATTCATTCCGAAGACGTCTTAGATTTTCCTAACCCCGAAATATTGAGAAATAAAAAATTATGGATTGCTGATGGTTCAAGTCTGAAACGCAGAATAGAACGTAACGGTATGGGACATATGAGCATGTTCGAAGCTATTGAATTAGCCTCCAAATATAATGTTAATAGAGTTATTTTTACTCAAATTGGTCATTCGAGAGGTCTTTCACATGAGGAATTACATGAGGAACTACATAAATTTGCAAATAAGCATTATCCTAATGTTCGACATATCTCCATAGCAAAAGAAGGACTACGCTATCATCTAAAATCAGACGTCATTACCAAGCGTGCTTTCATTAACACATTAAATAAACCAGGATGGAGAATTTTTGAACCCGAAGAAATTTTCGATATTAAGCAGATTAGTTTTCCTGTTGCTGTTAAAGAAAAAATTGATGGCATGCGGTTACAAGTTCACGTTAAAGATGGGAAACTTCAGCATTTGTTTAGTGACGAAGGACATGATGTTAAAGATCAGTTCAAATGTATGGCTGATGATTTCCGTAAATATCCTGACGGTATCTATGATGCTGAAGGTATAATGCTTACAAGTGAAGGTAAACCTATGCATCGCACTGCTTTCATCGGATACGCAAAAAGTAAAACTTTCGATTTAGACAAGTGTAAGCGTTCACGAATACGAATTTTCGACGTTTTATTCTTCAAAGGCAAGGATGTTCGAGATTTAACCCATCAAGAACGTTTAAAAATAGTTCACAGTTTGCCGAAGCTTACATTTGTTAAACCAGAAATCACCGGCAAGCTTGGACAGAAGGATGTTCAAGGTTTCATTGTTAACAATAGAAAGGAATATTTAGAAGCGGTAAAGCGGGTTCGTGAAGTAGAAGGTTCTGAAGGAGCTATGATTATTCAGCTTGATTCAAAATACCGCAAAGACACAAAACACAATCCACAATGGTGTCTAAGCGGTAATTCTTATATTTTGACAGATCGCGGATTAAGATTTATACGTCAGATTAAGCCGGGTTATCGAGTAATCGGTAAGGATGGAAAATTTCATAAAGTTATTGCAATCTCAAAAAGATTGCTGCAACAGAATGAGCAATTGTATGATGTTAAACCTTATCATGGCTTAAAAATCCGAATTACGGGTGAACATTTAGTTTTAACTCCAGATTCTTGGATGCCAGTAAATAATCTTCATTCTAATTTGGCGGTTCCTCAAAAGATTGATCTAAGCGAATTCAAGCCTCCTAGCTGTCTTCACTTTGAACTTCATGGTTACACAAAAAAGATTGTTTTAAATGAGGATTTCATGCATTGGCTTGGATTATGGGTAGCGGATGGTTCAAATTCATCAAGGGGATTGTATCATTCCATAACTATGCGGGGCGTCGAGAAATACAAAGAAAGGTGGGAAAAATTATTTAATCAAAAATCTTGTTTTTATCCTAACTATGCCATCCCCAGAATTGATTTTTACGATCCCCCTTTTACAAAATGGCTTGTTAAGAATTTTAGGGATGAATGGGGGAGAAAAACAATTCCTCTCTGGATAGCTAATCTTTCCCAAGCTCTGTTTGATTCTTTTTGGCGAGGGCTGATGGAAGGAGACGGCAACTTATACAAAGGTTTAGAATATTACGGAACTTCTTCAGCCTCTCTTGCTGGTAAACTTCATCTCGTTCTGTTAGCCCGTGGAATCCCTAACGGGATTAAATATCATAAACCGCGAAAAGGTAAAGGGCATTTCACAATTCATCCTCTTCGAAACATTCAATCAAAACTTCAATTTAAGAAAAAGATTTGGAATACAAATACGAAATATGTTTATGATTTACAAGTTGAGGATGCTGAGTCTTTCATGGCTCCGTGGATTGTTTTTCATAATTGTAAATTGAAAAATTTGAAGGAAGTTGATTGTCTTGTTGCGGAAGTGTTTAGAATTGAGGGAACCAAAAATGTTTTTGGTTATCGGATTTGTGCTGGACCCTACTCGAAAGAGTGTGGTGAAATTGTGAAGAAGCGAAGACCGAAAAAAGCTTACGAATATAAAGGTGAAGTTTACGCTGTTCTAGCTCGCACATTTAACACAAGGATTAGGGTTCCGAAGCATCGTGTATTGAGAATAAAATGCGATGAGATTTTAAGGGATAAGATTGAGGGAACCAACTGTTTCGTGTATAGTGCAGTGAAACCTTTGGTAATAGAGTATGTTAAGGAACGAAACGATGTTCCTGATTCGATTCATGTATTGGATCGGCTTGCTGAACTCAGCTTACCCAGAATGAAAAGGGATTTGTCTATTGAGAAGTTTGTGAGGCGAAGAGGCGATTCATGGTGTGTTCTGGATAGTGAAGGTAAACCGATAAAGTGTTACTCAATTCGAGAGTTTGGAGATGAAGGGGCGAAGGAAAAGGCGAATCGTCTTCACAGAGCTATCATGGCAAGCAAAGCGAGAAGAGGTAAAATCAAGAAGGTTGAGGAATTAACTCCAGAGTTGTATCATGAATTAGCGAAGGAAGGCGAACCCCTACCAGAAAAATATTACAAGTTTCATCCAGACTGCAAGCCATGTCGATGGGTATTGCAGAAGCACGAGCCTGGAAGAAAAGTTGAAGCTGGATCTGAAAAGCCTCTGATTGAAGAGGAAGTTCGCAAAGATATTCTGGAATCCGAGCTGTTCCAGAATCTCGTTTCAAAAAGTTTAACGGAGTATGCCACAAATGGGGATATTATATTAAAATTCCGTGACCATCTCGATTTGCGAATTCAAATAGGAAAGAATAAGGCGGTTGGATGGGCTCTTCACCCTCCGCAAAATGTTCCTGGTGGAGTTGTCGGAGAGTTCATTCGTAGATTGAAGAGTCATAAGCAAACGCAGTCGGCAGCGAAATTGTTGATGGAGGGGAAGGCTTTGAATTGGCTTGATGTTGGAAAGAAGGGAAGAGTGGAGATTCCTGCTGGAAAGCCTGGTGCGAGTCGTGTTAGAACAGCATATATTGAAGCTATTGATTGGGGGACTGTAAAGTTCGGTGTGATGAGAAAGGACTTGAAAGAATTTTTCTTTAGGTCGGAAAAAGGAATTTTAGAAGGAAGGTTTATTGCGAGAGTTTTGAAGGTTGGAGATAAATTGAATTGGTATCTCTGGAAGCCGAAGGATCAGAAACCAATGAATCCAACACTGCATGATGATGAGGGATACCCCTACGTTATTCTTAATGAGGATTTAACAGAGGATATTTTAGAAAAGGATTAGAGAGTATAAATTAGAAGGTAATCCTTTAGTAAGTTTAGTTCTGCTTCTTCAGCTTCGTATCCGCAAGTTTGACATTTCCATTTCTTCTGATAAATATCCAGATGCATGCCATTAGGTGTTCGGCATTTTGGACAATCTTTCCAGAAGCATGTTCTGTCTTTTTTCATCCATTGCCATTTAGCCATTTCTTTCAACCTCTCTCTTTGCGTAAATCTTTACGCTCTTTCTTTTTATAAGATTTTCGATTAAACAAGAAAACATTTATATGAACAGCTTCCAATTAGTATATATCAGAATAGTCATGTCTCAACAAATCCTTCAAGATTCAGAAGTCTGGCGAAGCCCAATTGTTCAGAATCTTCTCAATAAAGTTAATATTCCAAGTTTAGTAATCAAATTCGATATTGGTTTTCCTTTCGAAAAGGTTTCAGAGGAGAAGCGAATCATAGCTGGATATGCAAGTATTGAGCAGATTGATCGGCAGAACGAAATCATTCCAATCGAAGTTTTAAAGGATGCTTGGGAAAGATGCTATGAGGATGGTAAGATTCGGCTTCATCTTATGCATACGAATATTCCAGTCGGCGAGATAATTGATAAATATGAGGATTCTGAAGGCGTGGTGCATAAGACTGGAGTGGACGATACTGGACTTTATATTGTTTGTCGGATTTGGGATAACACGAATAAGGCGAATGAAGCTTGGGATTTAATAAAACGAGGAGTTTTAAGAGGATTCAGCATTGGCGGAGAAGCTCTTTCCAAAAGCACGGTTTGTAACGGTTCATGTTTTAATCGGATTGACAAGATGGATTTGCATGAGATAAGCCTTGTTGATAATCCTGCAAATCCTGATGCTACTTTTAGAATTTTGAAACGAGATGAATTGCAGAAACGGGTTGAATGGCTTGAAAAATTCAAGGACATGATAATCTTTAAAGACTTCATTAACCTTGTCGGAAGCACAGCCGAGAAGGGTGAGGGGCATGATGTTGATTGTCAAGTGCGACTACCAAGCGATTTAACAGTTAAATGTCCACACTGCTTAAGACTCTTCAAAGTTGAGCATCCCTTGAAACGGCACATTCATACTCGCTTTTACAAGATGTTTCAGGATGATATTGAGAAGGGCAATCTCCATATTTTCACTGGAGATCCTGAAGGTCCACATGATGTTTATTATCCTCTTTATGATTTGGCTCTTATAAGGAGCTATCCAGTGAAGAGGGTGGAGATGAATTTTGAAGAGGAGAGAAGAGTCTTCAAGGGTTCACGATTACTATGCGGAGCTGTTCAGAGCGAGGATGCTGTAATTGCAGGTCAAGGAGGTTCGAGTTCGGCTCTTGACCGAAGCGAAAATGCGGAACTCGGAATCAAAGTTAAGGTGAAGCTACATGGGTAAGACAATAAAGAAAGAGGGGACGATAGAGATTACATTGCCAGACGAGACAGAAGTGGAGAAGGAAACCGAACCCGCTACGCTTGACGAAATCAAAGCTCAGAATGCTCAGCTAATCGATTTGAT